CGGCAGCAACACCACCGACAACCTCGTACCCTCATGCCGACCCTGCAACGGCCGACGCGGCGCCCGCTACAAAGCAGCCCGAGACAACGAACGCCAACGCCGCCGCGAACAAGCCGTCAACGCAAACGGCCAAAAAGCCATTTTTCCCCAAACGCAAACAACCCCGCACCCTCCAATCTCTCTCTCTTTTGCGAACCAGCCAGGAACAGCCGTGACCGGCCTGGATCAGCTCGATGCAGCCGGGATCGGCCGGGAACAGCCCAGGCTGGAATCGGCGCGGTTTGGGGATGAATCGTTTGGGCCTGCTGTGGGGGCTTGGGCCGACGCGCACCTAATGCCTTTGATGCCTTGGCAGGTGTACGCGGTGACCGGCATGCTGGAACATCAGGCCGGTGAACTGGTGCGCCGCGAGTCGCTGGTGTCCACGGCCCGTCAGCAAGGCAAGTCTGTCTTGTTGACCGCGATGATCGGGTGGTGGGTGACCGAGCATGCCCGCAACCTGGGCCGACCCCAAAACGTGCTGTCCACCGCTAACCAACTCGACCGCGCCGAGGCAATCTTCAGCACCCTGGCACCCATCCTGGTGGAACGGTTCGGCGGCAAATCGTTGCAGGCCATTGGCCGCAAGAAAGTAACCATGCCGGACGGCTCAACGTGGGAAATCCGCGCTGCTAGTTCCCGGTTGCATGGCGGCAGCTACGACCTGATCGTGGTGGACGAACTGTGGAACATCAGCCCTGCCACCATGGACGAGGCGCTGCGGCCCTCGATGATTGCCCGACCCAACCCGCTGCTGGCATGCTTCTCCACAGCCGGCGACATGTCCAGCCACAGCATGATCCACATGCGGGAACAGGCACTGGCCGACATTGACAACGGCAACCTGACCGACACCTACTTTGCGGAATGGTCAATGCCGATGGGGGCCGACCCCAAAGATGAGCGCTGGTGGGGTTGGGCCAACCCGGCGCTCGGCACCACTGTCACCATGGCCGCGCTTCGGGCCGCCGCCAAGAAGGAGTCGTTCCTGCGGGCGCACCTCAACCAGTGGATTACCAGCCGGGGCGCAATGCTGGACCCAGGCGTGTGGGAGAGCTGCGCCACTGACCGCTCGATGCCGGGCGGCGGCGTCCTCGCCATTGACTCATCCGTGGACGAGGCCCGCTATGTCGGCACCCGCGCCACCATCCTCGACGGGCAAATCATGGTCGACGTCGAGTTCGTGGCCGACTCCGAGGAAAACATGTGGGACGAAATTGCCAGGGTCATGGCCGACAAGACTGTCAACCTGGCGGTGACTCCAACCCTGGAAATCCACCTGCCGCCCGAGCTGGCCCGCCGCACCGTCACCGTCGGCTACGGCGAACTGATCAAGTACACCAGCCTGGTGCGCGGCATGATCCAGGAAGGCCGGGTCGTGCACACCGGGGCGCGCACCCTGTCGGAACACATGAACCGAGCCGTGGGCGTCAAGACCGCTCAGGGCTACGTCCTGTCCTCACAGAAATCACCCGGCCCCATCGAGGTTGCCCGCACAGCTGTCTGGGCCATCGCCCTAGTGTCGCGTCCGCAAACAAAACAGAAACCCATGCTTGTAGTTTCCTAGTGCTGTATGGTGCTGTCGGCGGCCCCGTGTCGGGCGGGTGCCACCACCTCGATACATGGCACTGTTTACACGCAAAGAAACGAAAGCGCAGATCTCACCGGCCGAGCCGGCGGTGCGCGCAGCCGTTGGCGGCTACAACCCCAACGCCGCCGGCGTGTCCCTCATCGGGCAGTACTACACCTACCAGGAAGGCGAGGCCCGCAACCGCGCCATGATGGTTCCGGCAATCAGCCGCGCCCGCGACCTGCATGCGAACGTGCTGTCGGCCATGCCGTTGAAGATGTACCGCGAACGGTGGAACCCGGACACCCGCGAAATGGAAGAGGAGGACTTGGCGCCGCGCTCATGGCTGCGCCGCCCCGACCCCTCAATCAGCTACGAGGCGTTCATCAGCTGGCTGTTTGACGACCTGTTCTTCTACGGGCGGGCGTTCCTGTACGTCACCAGCCGGACCCAGGACGGCTACCCCGCATCGTTCACACGTTTGCCAACCGGCTCGATCACTACACCCGACCAGGTCGGCCCTGTCTGGTATGCCCCAAGCAACGAGCTGTACTTCAACGGCGAAATGCTTGACCCCGCAAACGTCGTGCAGTTCATCGGCGCCAGCCAAGGCCTGATCTACAGCTCCGAGCAACCCATCGCCACCGCCCTACGGATTGAGGACGCCAGGCTACGCAACGCCGCTTCTTCCATACCCTCCGGCATCCTCCGCCAGGTCGGTGGCGAACCTCTCAGCGCCCAGGAGCTGGCCGACCTGTCGGCGGCGTTCAACGCGGCCCGCGCATCCAACCAAACCGCCGCACTAAACGAATTCCTGACGTACGAACCGACGTCGGCCACCCCCGACAAAATGCTGCTGATTGAGTCGGCCCAGTTCTCGGCCCTGCAAATGGCGCAAATCTGCAACATCCCGCCCTACCTGCTGGGCGTCCCCACCGGTTCATACGCTTACACGAACAGCAAAGAGTCCCGCTGGGATCTGTGGCTGTACGGCACCAAGGGCTACGCCGAAGTCATCGCGTCCACGCTCAGCTCCAACGCGATACTCCCAAATGGGACGTTCGTAGAATTTGATTACGACGAGTTCCTGGGCGAAATGGAAGTGGCCGAAACCAGCACCAACGTCAACGTGACCGACCCGCAAATGCCCGAGGAAAACACCCAGGAGGAACTGGCATGATCCGCTTCACCACCGACACCGTCACCGTCCAGGCCAAGAAAGGCGAGGACGGCGAGCGCCGCATCGACGCCATCGCGGTGCCCTACAACGTGTTCGCCACAGTGTCCGGCGGCCAGGAAGTCATGTTCAAGCCGGGCAGCCTTCCGGTGGACGGCAAAGCACCCCGCGTTTTCATGTACCACGACTCCACCAAGCCGGTCGGCATCGTGGCCGAGCGCGTCGACACCGACGAAGCCATGCTTGCATCCATGCGGATCTCGCGCACCGCGCTGGGCGACGAAGCGCTGGTGCTTGCAGCCGACGGCGTCATGGACGTGTCCGTGGGCGTCAACCCGATTGAGTTCACCGAGGACAAACAGGGCCGCATCATCGTCACGAAAGCCGAATGGATGGAATTGTCACTTGTGCCCATCCCGGCATTCGCAGGTGCTACCATCACCGAAGTAGCCGCGCAAGCGGTGACAGATCCCGACGAACCCACAAACCCAGAAGTTCCAGAGGAGGAACCCATCGTGGAAGCCACACCCGCACAGGCAGAGGTCGTCGAGGCAGCTGCCATCCCCACGCCGGCACTGCCGGCCCAGCCCAAGCGCAAGTTCGCCATGCCGTCCGCAGGTGAGTACCTCGCCGCGTACCACATCGGCGGCGACACGTTCCGCCGCGTCAACGAGGCGTTCGTCGAGGCCGCCAAGGAGAAGCAGACCGCACTCCAGGCCGCAGCCGGCGACACCCTCACCACCGACACGCCCGGTCTGCTCCCGGTGCCCGTGCTTGGACCTGTGTTCGCGGATCTGAACTACATCAGGCCTGTGGTCAGTGCCGTGGGCGCAAGGGCGTTTCCAGACGGCGGCACTCAGAAGACGTTCATCCGTCCCACCTGGACGACCCACCCGAGCGTCGGCGCACAGTCGCCCGAGCTTTCCGGCGTGTCCGCAACGACCCCGGTGATTGCCTCGAACGTGGTCACGAAGACCACGCTCGCCGGTCAGGTCACCCTGTCGGTGCAGGACGTCGACTTCACCAGCCCCGCCGCCATGGAAATCATCCTCCGCGACCTCGCAGGCCAGTACCTGCTGCAGAGTGACAACGTGGCCGCCGACGCAATCAGCAACGGTGCATCCGCATCCGGTGGAACATGGACCGTCACCGCAAACGACCCGTCCACGCTGATCTCGGCGCTGTACGACGCGGCAACGGACATCCTCAACGCCACCAACTTCCTGCCCGACCACCTGTTCGTCTCCCCCGACGTGTGGCAGAAGCTCGGCTCGCAGCTCGACGCGGACAAGCGCCCCATCTTCCCGTACGTCGGCGCATCCGGTCTCATGGGTGTCAACGGCATGGGTTCGGCCAACATCACAGTGGCCAACACCTTCAACCCGTTCGGCCTCAACCTCGTCGCGGACCGCAACTTCGCGTCGGGCACCCTGTACGTCGCACGAGGCGCAGCCATCGAGTTCTACGAGCAGGTGCGCGGCCTCATGTCCGTCGAAGTGCCCGGAACCCTCGGCCGCACGTTCAGCTACTACGGCTACGTCGCCACGTTCATCGCGGACGCCGACCAGGTCAAGTACATCGTCGTCAACTGACAAACCGGCAGGACTAGCACCATGGCCGTGTACACCGTCATCGCGCACCAGCGCCTGAACGACTACGCGGTCGTGCAAACCCTCACAGACACCGAGATCGAGCCTGGCCAGACAATCACGCTGGCCGGGCTCGGTCACAGTCTGAACGGCACACACACCGTCCTGTTCTGCCCGCAATACGCGTTCACAGGCACTGACGGTGTCACCGGCGAATGGACATATAACCCTGAGGTGCCACGCGCCAACCAGGTGCTGTTCTACGACCCGGGCAACGACCTCGAATTCACAACGGCCGTCCCGACTGGCACCCTGACGTGGACGCAAACCTGCACCTGGGTCACTAATGCCAACGTTGAAGAATGGCTTGGGATCAGCGTTGCAACTGCAAACGACACCGCGTTCATAACCCGTTGCGTGTCAGCTGCTAACCAGTTCTGCTACCGCCGGCGTGTCGAGTCTGGCTACGGGCAGGACAGCCTGACAACCAGCCCTGGCGGCGACGTCACGCTGGGCACGATCATGTATGCGGCTCTGTTGTACAGGGAACGTGGCAGCGCGGATTCCTTTGCGTCGTTCGACGCCATGGGCACCATCCCAGTGCCTAGCGCCCTAGGCCGCATCCTGCAGCTGCTTGGCGTCGGCCGCCCCCAGGTCGCATAATGCCCGTTTCAGGCATCCTCTGGGACGCGGTAAACGCCACCAGCACCGCCATAGCCGCCCTCAACACCGGGTACGCAGTCGTTACCGACCCGCGCAACGCCCGCCCTATGACGTTCTTCCTGGAGCTGCCAACCGTCGAGGCGTTCACCTACAACGTCGGTGACATAACCCTGCGGATCAGGATCTGCGCCCCGCCACCCGGCAACCAGGACGCCAGCAACTTCCTGCTTACATTGGCGGACGCCATAATGAATTCAGCAATAGCCGTGACAGACCTCCGCCCAGGTGTAATGATTATTGGCGGCGGACAGGAGCTGCCAACATACGATCTGACCGTGCGGGTAGCCGTGCGGCGCAACTAAAAGGAACACAATGGCCACCAGCACATTCCTCTCCAACGCCACCGTGAACATCACCCAGGGCGTCACCACGACCGACCTGTCCGACCAGTGCCGCGCAGTCACCGTCACCATTGGCGTCGACCCGCTGGAGTCCACCGCCATGGGCGACACCGGCCACCGCTTCGTGTCGGGCCTCCAGAGCGTCGAGGTGACGCTGGAAATGTTCCTCAGCTACGGCGCAACCGAGGTTGAAGGCGTCCTGTCCAGCTGTGTCGGCACCGGCACCACCACGCTCACGATCAGCCCGTCGGGCACCACTGAGTCGGCCACTAACCCCGAATACGTCATCACCAACGCCATGCTCGAAGGCTTTACGCCCATTTCAAGCACCGTGGGTGAGCTTGCCATGGTTACCGCCGTCTTTACGGGGGGAACCTGGGTGCGCGACGTCACCTGATCCACACCTACCAACCGAGGGAGAAACAATGCAGCTGCACCTGCACGTCACCACAAACGACGGCCAGGACTACACCGTCAGCACAAACCTGTTTGTGATTGTCGCGTGGGAACGCAAATTCAAGCGCAAAGCATCCGACCTGGCCGCCGGCATCGGCGTCGAAGATCTCGCGTACATGGCGTACGAATCCTGCAGGCAAACAAACGTGCCCGTTCCGGCGGTCTTTGACGACTACGTCAAGAAACTGGCCGCCATCGAGGTCGTCGGGCAGGAAACCGAAAACCCTTCCTAAAGGGGTCATACCACCACGCGCTAGCCACCGTGCTGGTCGCCACCGGGTACTGGCCTCCACAGATCCCGTTTGAAGGGCAGGCGCTGTCCACGGTGGTTAGTATCTTGAACGAGCAAGCGAGGAAACAACGGTGACGACGACAGCCAACATCAGCCTGGTAGGCGTCGAGGACGCCATCAAGCAGCTGCGCCGCATTGACCCCGAACTACGCAAACAGTTCAACCGCGACGCCAAAGACATTGCCGCGCCGGCCATCAGCACAGCACAGCAGAACTACCCGGAACTGCCGTTGTCTGGCATGGCCCGCCAGTGGCAATCCAAGGGGCGCATGCTGTTCCCGTATGTCGCCGCCAAAGCCCGCCGAGGCACCCGCGTCAAGGTCGACACGTCCCGCAAAACCAGCAACGTCATCCTGATCCAGCAGACCGACCCAGGTGCTGTCATCTTTGAGACGGCAGGCCGCAAGACCAACAACATCCTGGGCCGCAACCTTGGCCCCGTTGATGCCGGGCAAACCCGTGTGCTGTCCAAGGCTGTCGAGGGCAACCGCCGCCAGCTCGAAGCAGGGTTCGAGAACCTGGTGCGTGACGTCATGCGCCGCGTAAACGAGGACACCCGCTAATGGCCATTCAGATCCCCATCATTTCGGAGTTCGTGGACTCCGGCATCAAGAAGGCCGTAAAGGAATTCAAGCAGCTGGAGACAACCGGCGCTAAGGCACAGTACGCGCTGAAGAAGGCGGCTGTGCCGGCAGCTGCGGCGCTCGGAGGTTTGGCGGCTCTGCTGGGTGACGCCGCCAAGGGCGCTATGGAGGATGCAGCCGCCCAAAAGGAGCTTGCCCGTCAGCTGGAGTACAGCGCCGGCGCAACCAGCACCCAAATCAAGGCTGCCGAGGATTGGATTAGCGCTCAGGGCCGTTTGCTGGGCGTCACGGACAGCCAGCTGCGCCCGGCGCTCGCCGCACTGTCCAGGGTCACCTACGACGTCGAGACAGCGCAGAAAGCCGCCAGCCTGGCCATGGACATAAGCGCGGCCACTGGAAAGCCGTTAGAGGCCGTCACAAACGCTCTGGCGAAGGCCTACGGAGGCAACACCGCCGCCCTGGCAAAGCTCGACCCCAGCCTGCGCGACATGATCAAGGGCGGCGCATCCCTCGATGACGTTATGGCGTCCCTGGAGTCGACGTTCAGCGGGGCCGCGACCACGGCAGCCAACACCGCCGAGGGCGGCTTCAAGCGGCTTGGTGTCAGCCTGGACGAGACTAAGGAGTCCATTGGCGCGGCGCTGTTGCCTATCCTGGAGAAAGTGCTGCCAGTCCTGCAAAGGTTTGCAGACTGGGCACAGAAAAACCCCGGTCTGTTCACGACCATTGCAGCTGCCATTGGCGCTGTTGCAATCTCGATTATTGCCGTAAACGCTGCTATGGCCTTGAACCCGTTTACGGCCATTGCGGCCGGTATTGCCCTGCTGGTGGTCGGCATCGTGGCGGCCTACAAAAAGTTTGAGACGTTCCGCGACATTGTCAAATCAGTCGTAAACGGCGTGGCAGCCTATTTTGAGTTTGTGGCTAATGGCTGGATCAAGGCCACAAACATCATCATTCGTGGCCTGAACCTCATCAAGCCTGGCAAGGACATACCGAGCCTAAGCCCTATCAGCATTGGCCGTATGGGGGACGACAGCAGCGCCAGCGGCGGCGGTGGCCTTGCCTCAACCCGTATGGCGGCAGGTGGCATTGTGACCAGCCCCACGCTGGCCCTGATCGGTGAGTCTGGGCCGGAGGCTGTGGTGCCTCTGTCGCGTATGGGGTCAATGGGCGGCGGCGGCGTCACCATCAACGTGCATGGCGGCGATCCCAATGCGGTGGTAGACGCCCTGCGTTCCTATTACCGGCAGAACGGGCCTATTCCCGTAGCTGTGTCGTTATGAGCTTCAATAGTGATGTAAGCATCACGGCGCAACGTCTGACGGGCGGCACTGCCACTATCAACAATGTGCAAACATTGACTCCGTCGCTGGGTCGCGTCAACATTGACGAGTTCTACCGTGCAGGTCGCATGACGCTTACTGGTCGAGTACCGAGCAGCTTGCCGGCCCTGGCAATTGGCGACACAGTGCGCGTCACCATCCAAGCAATTGACAACGGTGTGCCTGACCAGGCGCTCAATTGGTCGCTACGGCTCATCGACCTAACAATCGACTACGGGATCATTGCGTCAATGGACAGCTGGACTATGACGCTGGAGGATGCGTACGGTTTGCTGGGGCGAGCCACCGTTTCACTGTCGGTCAGCGCCGGAACCACAACCACGGCAGCCGCCAACGCGGTGGCTGATGAAGTGCCGGCATTGTCGTTTGGGGCGTTTGGCGCGGCAACTACCACCACAGTCAACGCGCAAACTTTTACAAACGCCAACGCGCTTGATCTATTCCAAACATACGCAAACACCGAATGGGCGTGGCTGGCCGCCAGCGGAAACGGCATCAAATGGTTCACCCGCAACGCATGGACAGCCAGTTCACAGCTTTCGTACTTTTCAGATGACGGCACCGGCGACCTTGTCTATGACCGGCTGATCTTCAACGGGCTAGCCGAAACTAACGCCACCAAGGTGGTTGTCAGTGTGCGCGGCGGCACCGAATCAACAGCTGGAACAGGGGACATCGGCCTGACGCTCGATGCATACAGCGAAACGTCTGCGCTTGCACAAAACCTAGCGGATTACATCAAAACGGTGTTTTCTAGCGACACCGCGCAACCGTTCCAGTTGTCGTATTTGTTGAACAAACAAGACCCAGACAAAATGCTTGGCCCGATTGACCCGGAGTACCCGCACCAGGTTGAGATTGTGTTCCGTGGGGCGACCTACACGGCGTTTGTGATTGGCTGGTCGGGGTCGTTTTTGCCGGGGCAGTATCGGGTGACGCTGAATTTGATGCCGCAGCAGGCTATTGAGTTTTTGGTGTTGGATGACCCGGTGTTCGGCAAGCTGGACAGCAACAAGTTAGGATTCTGACATGGCGATCAAGACGTTTTCCGTAGGTGAGGTGTTGACGGCCAGTGACACGAACACTTACCTGGCGAACGCCGGGCTAGTGTACGTCACGTCTACGACTGTCGGGTCGGCGGTGTCGAGCGTGACGGTCAGCAACTGTTTCAGCAGCACCTATCATGCCTATCGAGTCGTCTGGACTAATGGCACAATGTCAAATAACACCGACCTGCAGCTAAAACTTGGTGCAACAGCCACCAATTACTACCAATGGATGACGTACGGCGGGTATCTATCAGGCGCAGCAACACCGCTCGGCGCATCTGTCAACAATGGCACCCAATGGAACTGGTTTGGAGGCGGCGACAGTAACGCCGCGGTAGCCGACTTTGAGTTGTACGGGCCTAACCTCGCCAAATACACCTACGCCCGAAGCCTCGGCTTCTATGCACCCGCGTCAAACAGTGGGTTTACGTCAGGCGTGTTGCGCGATACTACGCAGTACACGGCCTTTACATTGACACCTGCAGCGGGCACATTGACCGGGGGGACGCTGACTGTTTACGGAATGAGGCTGCCGTGACAAATGAACCGCTTACAGGCACATTCCACGACGCTGAAACAGGCGAGACTGTCACCCGCGAACTGACCGCCGAAGAGATCGCGGCCCTGCCCGAACCCACCGAACCGCTCGAATGACAACGCGGTGGGTGATCCCCGCCGCAACCGTGTCCCTGGCCCTACTGTGGCCAACCCAAGCCCACGCGCAAGCCTGGACATGCTGGGAATCCAACACCGTCCAATGGCAGCTCACTCAACCTGACGAGCATTACGCCGCCGGCCTGATGCCTAGCTGGGCTGACTGTCTTGCCTGGAAGGATGGCGACCCTGGCCCCGCATACGTCTGGTCATACGGGCAACCCACCCCCACCACAACCGCCGCAACCTCCACCACAACCACCTCGACCTCAACGACCACAAGTTCCACCACGGTGCCCGAGACAACGACCACCACGACGACGACAGCACCCACGACAACCGTGCCCGCCACAACAACAACCGCAGCCGCAACCACCACTGCTGCCCCCACCACGACAGCCACGACTGCGCCCACGGTGCCCACCGCCGCACCCAGGCCGACTTACCAGCCGACAACAAGCACCAACCAGCCGAACACCACGCAACCAACCGCCAGCACCAGCCAAACGTCGACTTCTTCATTCACCACTGTCCTCCCGGTCGAAACGACCAGCACCGTAACGCAAACAACCGTGATGCTTGCGGATGCCCGCCAGATCCGCGCCGCCAAAGTCATCAAAGCGCAGCTAGCCCATGGCGTCACCCCAGCGCAGGCACAAACCGTCATAATCGTTACAGCCGCCCTACAGGCCGTGTCCATAACACGCGCTAGGAGGCGCTAATGAAATCAGAACTACGCGCACTGCCGCTAACCCTGCTCGGGTCGTGGTACGTCATCATCACCCTGGGCGGCTCCACAAAGGCCGCGGCAATCTGGGGTACGCTTGTCGGAGTCGTCCTACACTTTGCCCTGACCGCCCTACTGGAGGACGACAAATGAAGCTCACAACCGTCGTGGCCCGCATTCTTGCGGTGTTTGGCACTAGCGCACTGTCCGCACTGGCCGGCGGCGCAATCCTCGGTGTTGATCTTGCCAAAGCGGCCGGCATGGCTGGGTTCATGGCAACCGCCCAGGTCATCGAGCGGGTGCTGCGCGCCTACTACGAGGACGGCGTTCTGACCAAGGAAGAGCTTGACAAGGCCGTGGGTGGCAAACAGTGACCCGCAAATACCCGTACTACCCCGCGTGGGACGGCAAGAAACCCAGCCCGCTGATCCTGAAGTGCGCGGAGCTGTCGATGCGGCGCTGGAAAGGCACCAAGAACCTCGGCACCTATGTGAACCGGGACATGCGCGGCAAGCCCGGCCAGAAGTCCGTGCATGCCACAGGGTTTGCCCTCGATCTCGGCTACAAGGACGAAGCCCAGGCACGGGAAATTTGGGACTTCTTTGTCAACAACAGCCTGGCGCTCAACGTGGCTGAGGTGCATTGGTACACGTTCGGCAAGTTCGGAGCCGGCTACCGCTGCTCCCGTGGCGAAGGCAAACCAGGCGTCAAGATCTACGAGAACGCCGCCGAATCGGCTGGCACTGGCGGCAAATGGTTGCACATCGAGCTGGTTGACATGGACGTGGCTGAATGGGAACAGCGTTTTCGCGCCCTGAAGCCCAAGGAGCCGGCGGGCGGGTAGGACACGGCCGCCGGTTAGGTGGGTGGGGTCGAGCTTCTCCCCGGCCCCATCCACCACCCCGCTTCATGCTTGCATTAGGGTGCTGACTGTCGCCCTACCGACAAGGAGAACCCATGAAACACTGCACAATCGGGTCATGCACCCGGTATCCGACAATGGGGGAACAATGCGTCACCCACTGGTACGAGATCCAAGGCAAGCCAATGCCGGCCATGGTGCCGCTCACTCCTGGCGGGTGGGTTGACACATGGCGTCAAGGCACCGCCGCCAAGCAGGCCGCCATTGCCCAGGTCGGGCAGTCAGCCGACCCGGTGTTCAAGGCCGCCGCAGTGCGCGCAATCCGCGACCTGTGCACCCGCCAACAGGAGCTGACCGCCGACGACGTGTGGATGGCCCTAGAGCGCTCAGGAACCACCCAGACGCACGAACCCCGCGCCCTGGGTGCTGTCATGCAGTACGCCGCCCGGCTGGGCCTGATTGCTGCCACAGACCGCTGGCAGGAATCAGTGCTCCCGCAGCGCCACGCCCGCCCCGTTCGAGTTTGGGCCGCCCAATGAACCCCGCAGAATTCTGGTTCATCAGCCTGTTTATGTTTACCGCAGGCTGGTGGGTGCACAAATGGCTGGGATGACACCCATCTACGGGTACACCGTCCTAAGGTCAGACGACAAGCAAACAATGGTTCAGATCTTCTGGGATCTGGAAACAGGCCAACTACTCCACGCACAGGTATGCACCCGGCCACGGCCGTGGGGAGTCTGGGGGCCGCCAACAGAAGTTGAGAGAGTTGATTAGACGCATTATGGCCACCACCGCTGTCATCGTCCTATTAGCGCCTGTAAGCCCCGCAGAGGCCCGTTGGGAGCCTGTCCTAGGCCGAGACACCATGCAGCGGCTGGCGGTCTGTGAGACGGGCGGACGGCTCGATCACCTGACTCGCAGCTACGTCTCGGCCTGGGGCTTTTACAAGGGCACTTGGCGACTGTTTAGCGACACCCCGGCGCACCGCGTCAAGCACCTGACCTGGGAGCAGCAGGCCCGCGTCGTTGACCGGGCGTTTTGGTTCGGTCACACCAAACGCAACGGCAAACGCCAGTGGGCGGTCGGGCCGTGGGGCCACGGATGCTTCAAGTACCACTACGCCAAGGATGCAAACCTACGCGCACGGGTGTGCAATAATCGCAAACAACAAGTGCGGCGCTGGTGCCGCTAACAGGCAGGAGAAGAAATGCCCAGGGAGAAGAAATACACGAAAACCATTGCGTTCCGTGTGACCGCAGAGGAATGGGAGCTGATCGCAACCGGCATGAAGGTCGACAACATCAGCACCCCGTCCAAGTTCATCCGCAAGGAACTCGACCTGACGTTCAAGACGCTGCGACTCATCAAGGAGCAGGACGCCAAGCGCGAGGCCGCAGCCGCCAAGCGCGCCGCCAAGAAAGCCGCCGCCAATGTCAGCGCCTGACACGCTCGCCAAGCTCGCTGCAAAGCTGCAGCACATGGCCGACATGGTTGACGCGTTCGGCCCCACCGACGACGGCGACACCATGCGCCTCGCCGCAGCTGTCATCATCGAGATGGAAAACACCATCACCCAGCAGGTGCAAGCACTGGAGGCCGAGGTGCGCCGGCTCGAAACGGATCTGCACCGTGCTTGAAAACTACGAGACAGTGGCCGAACGGCTGGCCCGCTGGCTGGACATGGAGCACAACGGCCAACCCCGCGTCATCACGCACCTGGTCAGCGCTCCAGGCACCGACATCTGCGTGTTCCGCGCCGAGCTGTGGGTCGACAACGTGCTGATCAGCACCGGCTGGGCTGAGGAAGTGCGCGGCCAGGGCAACGTTAACAAGACCAGCCACCTGGAGAACTGCGAGTCGTCGGCGCTTGGGCGGGCGCTCGCTAACGCCGGGCTTGCGGGAAGCGATCCTGCGAAACGGCCGTCCCGTGAGGAGATGGCCAAAGTGCAGCGCGGCACGACCACGTCAGCCCCCGCGTTTACCGGGACAAAGACCATCACGAACAAAATGAAGGGCAAGTGCATCCATTGCGGCGGCACCGTTGAGGTCGGGCAAGGCATTGCCACGAACGACGGGTCGGGCTGGAAAACGTCCCACATCGAGGGACAGTGCCCAGAGGAGCCGTTCTAATGTACGAGCTCCTGCTGTTTGCGTTCCACACGTTGGGCGTGTTCATGTTGGGCGCATGGTTCGGGAGGGTCAATGGCCGATAAAGGAACACTGCAAGATCACCTTGATGACGTGCGCGCCGAACTGGCCCGCGCCCGGCAGGTCATTGACAACTTCACGGCGACGGCACACAGGCTTCACGGCGAGCTTGAGGACTACAAGGCCGCCAACGCTGAGCTGCGCTACCAGCTGGAACTGGCCCGCGAGGAAGCCAAGCAGGCCTACAAGCGGGCTGACGACTACCGCAACCAAGTAACCGCCTTAGGTGAACGGTTTAGTGCCATGTGTGCCATACAAGCCGACCTCATGCGGCAGCTCGAAGAGGCCCGCAATGGGTGAGCGGGTGCCGGACGCATCCGAGAAGATGTTCCAAGAGAAGGTAATCAAACTCGCCAAGGCAGCAGGCTGGTTGGTGTTCCACACACCGCCGTACAGCCCCCGGCACGGCGTCTGGAGATCCGCAGGCAAAGGGTTCCCAGACCTGTGCCTCACCCATTTGGGGAAGCGCCGCACCATCTTCGCCGAACTGAAAACGGAGAAAGGCAAGATGTCAAAGGAGCAGGAAGATTGGGGTGTGGCCCTGATTGCGTCCGGTGCCGAATGGTATCTGTGGCGCCCCTCCGACATGGACGACATTACGAAGGTGCTGTGGTGACGGCCTGGGTTGCGTTCCTGTCAAGCGTGGCCATCGTCATCATTGCGCTGCGCTGGGGCTGAAATGCGTTTTGCGTACGCTGACCCGCCTTACTACAAGCAAGGAAAACGCTTGTACGGCGACCACCCTGAAGCGGGGGTGTGGGATGACAAACAAGGACACTTTGACCTCGTTGATTGTTTGCACAGTGAATACCCGGATGGGTGGGCATTGTCATGCAATCCAGCAGACCTTGCATGGCTGTTGCCAATGTGCGGCGATGTGCGCGTGTGCGCGTGGGTCAAGACGTTTCATCAAATACGCCCAAAATGTTCCGTGCAGTACGCATGGGAGCCGTTAATACTTGCTGGAGGCCGAACAGTGCCAAATCGCAATCCAATGGTCCGTGACTGGCTGAGCTGCGCTAGGTCAATGCGTAAAAAAACAATTGGCGCAAAACCCGCTGCGTTTCACGTTTGGATGCTTGACCTGCTTGGGTACGACCCAAAAACTGATACCATCGCGGACCTGTTCCCGGGCAGCAACGGCCTCGCCGAAGTGCTGACCACTTACGAAGCCCACAACTGATCCACGCATGTGACGTTCCCCGGTTGCACGGGGCGGGTCTTACACTCGGGAACGAGGGTAGAGCCCCATGCCCACAAGGCAGGGGCGCAGCGTATGAACGACACAAACACGAATGGCGACCGTCCCACACGAGTAAACATCCGGCGGCCAAGGAGACATACCTAAACAGCGGGGGGACTGCGACCCGAGCACCGGACGTCGACACCGAGGCGCAAGCCCCCCGGGGGGCGCAGCGCAAAGGGGGGGATGTTACGCTCCCAGCTGGAGAACACATGACAACCTACGACACAGCCGCATACAAGCAAGCCCGCGCAGCCATCCTCGCCGGCTCACCCCTATGCCACTGGTGCGGCACAGCCCCAGCAACCGAAGCCGACCACCTCATCGAACAAGACCGAGGCGGCAGCAACACCACCGACAACCTCGTACCCTCATGCCGACCCTGCAACGGCCGACGCGGCGCCCGCTACAAAGCAGCCCGAGACAACGAACGCCAACGCCGCCGCGAACAAGCCGTCAACGCAAACAGCCAAAAAGCCATTTTTTCCCAAACGCAAACAACCCCGCACCCTCCAATCTC